CGGGCACGTTCCCTCGGTGCTGTGCGTGCCGACGAGCACCACGTCAAGGCCGCTGCCGCGAAGGCCGCGGATCAGGTGATCGTCGTACGCCTGGGACACGGCCGAGCGGGTGGCCATCTCCACGTAGGACGCGAGGTCCCATTTCCGCCCGGCCCGGTCGGTGAAGCCCGTGATGCCCCTGCCGAGTAGGTCGTCCAGCGCCTTCTGTGCCGCCTGGATCCGGGACAGGGACAGCGACGAGTAGGGAATCCCGCCGCGCGTCTCAGCAATGGCGGCGTCGATGACCTCGCGGTAGACGCTGCCGGCGGACTCGTAGGCGTGCTCGCTGGCGGACTCCAGCGCTTGCGTGATCGCCTCAGGAACTGGATCGAGTCCAGTCTGCGCGACGATCCGTGCAGCCCGCTGCTCGGCTGCGGCGAGGACGCTGGCGGCCTGCTGGGACAGCCTCCGCTCGATCGCCTCAGCGGCGGCGGGAGCGATGGGTGATGGGGCGGCGCGGTGGCCGATCGCCGAGGCGAGGCCGGTCAGTGCCCTGCGGACCGCCGATGCGATGGAGGCGACCAGTGCGGCCTCGGCGGCGGCGAAGACTGCGGTGACAGCGGCGGCGATGAGAGCGGCCCTGTCCTCGCGGTCGTCACCTGACTGCGGCGGCGGGAGCGGCTGGGCCACGACTCACCCGCTCAGTCGTGCGTGCAGGCGCAGCTTCCGCCAGTGCAGCGATCACAGTCGTCCCGCGAGCAGGGCCGGCAGATCGTGCCCACTATTTGCTCCCGGTGCAACTCGCGGCGAACCGCTCCACGGCATCCAGGTCCGGATGCGCGCGGCCAGTCCCTTCCGGGTAGCCGACAGCCCAGCGGTCAGGACCGTTGAGAAGCTGGACCAGCGTGAAACCGTGGGCTCCCAGCGTGCGCCGCACCGACGCCTCGCGGTCCGTGCCGTCGCTGGCCACTAGCCAGCCTTCCTGCTGCGCTTTTTCGGCGCCGGCTTGCCGGTCCCGCCCGCCGGCCCGTTCGTGGCACCGAGCGGGTTCCACGGCACGTCCAGGCTGGCACGGTTGCGGGCGCTCCCGCTGAGCTTGCCCTTCTTCACCGGGGCAGCCTTGGCGCCGCTCGCCTTGGAGGGACGGCCAGCGCGGGGGACAGGCTTCATGGCCACGGCTGCCTCCTAGTGCTAGTGCCTGGGTGGGCGAGTGCCGGGGACATGCTCCGCGAAATGCCATGAGCCACCCTTGCGCTGCGATGGGTCGTCGTCATCGTCGAAGACGACTCCCTGGTTCAGGAACAGGCCGGTCGGGTTGAGCACGCACAGCCCCACGGTGTGCGCATCCTCAACCTCAGTCACGATGGCGGCGCGGCACTCCTTGCCGTACTCGCCGCCGGGCGTGCCGTACGAGGTGTAGTGAACGACGGCACCGATCGAAGGGGTCACGCGAGCTCCTACTTGGGAACGTTGCTGAAGGGCTGCCAGTCCAGCGGGTTCATCCCCGCGGGCAGGCTCGGGTCGTCGGCCACGGCCACCTTGTGCACGTCAGGCGCGTCCGTCCGTACCCCGGTCGTCTGCTGCACCGGGTCACGGGGCGCGAAGTGCGCCGCTGGCCTGGCGCCCGTCAGCAGCGATGACATCTTCGGCTTAGCGGGCGGCACGAACGGCAGCACCGGAGGGACGGCGGGCGCAGCAGCCGCAGCGGCCGGTGCGACCGAAGGTGCCTTCGGCTTCGCTGGCGGCAGGCCCGACGCAGGCGGGGCCTTGGGCCTGGCCGGTGTAACCGCAGGCGGCGGGGGCTTAAAAGCCACGACCCGAGGCTCCCGGTGCGCCGGAGACCGGACGGACGGTGCCAGCCCATCCAGCCTTCTCGTCGGCGTCGTGGTCGTTGACGACCGGCACCATCACGCTGGGGCTGCCCGGATGGGTGCTCGGGCTCAGGGCGCCGCACTGGTGGCCAGTGTTCTGGCCGGACGGGTCAGCCTGCGAGCGTGCCGAGGCGGTGTCACGCAGCGGCGGGTTCGGGTTGGGCGTCGTGGCCATGGTCAGCCCTTCTTCTTCGCGTTCTTCGCGGCGGTCTTCCGGCCAGCGGCGAGCATCCCGGTTGCCATGCTGGCTTGGCGAGCAGCCTTAGGCCCCATCTTGCCGGCCTTGGCTGCGGCCATCTTCGCTGCCGGGATCTTCTGCCCCTGCGGTACGCCGAGCGACTCGTGCAGGCCGCCCTTCTTAAACGTGACCGCGGGCTTCCCGGGCGACTTGATCGTCTGCTTGCCGGTCGCCTTCTTCGCTGCCACGGGCCGCCTCCTAGTCCTCGTTGCCGCTGTCGGCGCCCGTCGCGTTCGCGACCGCCTCCACCTGCTGTGCCACGTCCGTCGCCCCGACAGCCTCCGGGATATCCGCCAGCTGCTGCTCCAGGCTTTCCCCGGGAGCACCCGAGATCGCGATGCGCGCCCGGGAGAGCATGTCCATGTTCTCCTCGGCGTAGATCCGCGCCACTTCGGCCGCGACCTTCTCCGGAGCCCAGTCCGGGTGCAGTTCCGCGACCGCAGTCTCGATCGAGGCAGCACCGGCACCGCGCATCGCGGCGACGGTCTGCGCGAGTTCCAGCGCGTCGGGGAGCACCACGTCGGGGAACTCGATGTCCGGGCGCACCGGCTCGATGTCCTCGCCGAAGACGGTCTTGCTGACGGCCATCAGGCCGTAGATGATGTCCGCGAGACCCGGCCGCCAGTAGGTGATCTTCTTGCCCCGCGTCGTCAGCGACTTGCGCTCGCGGGCAACGACTTCCGTGGCGGTCTGCGCGATGTCACCCTGCAGGCCCATCGTCTGGCCGCTGTAGCCGGCCATGCCGATGATCTTCTCCACCAGGTCGTCGCAGGTGTTCTTGTGCTCGGCCCAGCGGATGTTCGGCTGCCACGGCACGATCTGCTGCGACAGCGGCCCGTCACCAGAGGACAGCGACTGGAGCGGGACCATGACCTCACGCTCCGGCTCGAACACCGCACCCCTGCCGCGGCCGATGTTGTCCAGCATCGACTGCGGGACCATCAGCTTGGCCTTGCCGAGGCGGATGTCGCGCATCCATGAGCTCGTACTTTCATCCAGTGCGTCCATCAGGCCCTCGAGGCCGCTGTAGTCGCTCCTGCCGAGAGGTGCGGCCTGCGGGCCCATGTCCCGCCAGATGCGGTTGGGCCGGATGTTCGGGATGTAGGCCACCGTTGAGGCGTCGCCCATGTCCGGCAGCGAGATGACCTGCCCGTCGGTCACCAGGTCCGCGTAGGGAGCGGTCTCGGGGAAGTCGGTGAGGCTCGCGGACCGGCCGAGATCCTTCTGGGTGCCGACGTAGACGCCGTGGTGGATCTCGTTCTGCCCCGGGATGTGCTTCTCGAGGTGCCGGACGACTTCCTTGCCGGTGTCCTGGATCACGCTCCAGAACGTGACCGCGACGAGCCGTCCGTACTTGAACTCCGGCACCGCGGCATCGGGAGGCACCAGGTCGATCCAGGGACGGTCCTGGATGTCGGTGTCCCACACGACCCGGAGGTAGACGCCGCCGAGGGCCGCACAGGTCTCCGCGGCCTCGATGAGGGTGCTGTGGGTGCCGTCGTCGATCAGGTCCGTGAGGTAGTCCTGCGCGTCGGCCTGGTCGTGCTTGAGGGCCGGCGGCTGGGAGAACAAGAGGTTCGCGGAGGTGGCGGCGATATCGCCCGCGATCGGGACGTGCAGTCCCGTGCGCTTCTCCCCGGGCGGTGTCGGCTGCCCGTGGAACCATCTGCGGACAGACCCGAGCAGGCCTCCGCGATACTGACCGGGGCGCGGTGCTGGCAGGCCCGCCTCGCCGGTCGTGGCGAAGTACTGACGGCCCAGGGGGGAGTTTGCACCTATAGCGTAGTAAGCCCGCATTAGCTCGTCGGTGGAACCCGAGTGCCACGCGCTCCAGATCCGCATATCCCAGGCGATAGCCGAGAAGTGCCTCGGCGGCCACTCAGTGTTCGCCGTGGGCAGCGAGTTGCGGGCGCGGTTGTCCTGGAAGCCTGCCGGGTTCATCGTCCCGGCGAACGGCAGGTCGAGCGTCGGGAGGGTCAAAACGCCGCCCTCCCGTCAGGCGGTCAGAAGCCGACGAAGGTCTGGCAGCGAGTGCAGCGCCCCTTGATGACGCTGGCCTTCGGGTGCGGGCAACCGGGCTCAGTCGACGCCGGGCGCGGGCGGGACTGCCCGGCGATGCGCCGGTTCTCCTGCTCAATGCCGGCTACAAACTCGGCCGTTCCGGCAGTGCGGCCCAACTCAGCGTTGATGATCCGCTGGAGCCACGCGGAGCGGCTGGCACCTCCGCGAGCCCTGTCGAGTGCGGCGGCGTCGTCCTCACTTACCTTGACGCTGATGGTGACGCTCTTACCGTCCGGCAATTTTGGCCTGCCTGGACCGTTTGACCTGGCCATATTTCGAGTATACCTGTTCGCATTCAGGTATACTGAAACCATGACCAACGATGAGAGCCAGACACCCGAAGCGCCACCCGTGCGCGCCCGCACCATCCTGCATCTGCACCTGGACGACGGCAGCTTCGTGGCCGTGGATCACGTCTACGAGCCCGAAGGATCAGCCACCTGCAGCGAGGACGGCTGCAATGCGCCGGCGCACGACCCCGGAATGGTCGGGCTCCTGCTGTCCGACGACGAGGGCACCACGAGCACCCTGATGTCGGCAGGTGATGCGCTGATCCTGGCCGAGCGACTGCAGCGCGCCGCGTCGCTGGTGATGGAGTCCATGGAGGACACCCCGGACCTTGAGCGGGAAGCGGCCCGTTACGGCTCGCCCGCACAGGAGGCCGTCACGCCAGCGGAGCCGGAGCGTGAACTCACCGAGGCGGAGCGCAAGGTGTGGGCGGCGTGGCACGCACTGGCGGACGACGAGGAGTCGCCAGCCAAGCGCATCGCCCGTGACCTCGGCATGACGCCGGCGGACGTGGCGTTCATCGTGTTCCCGGCCGAGACATTCGGCGCGTGGGCTGACGATCAGGAGCCGGAGCTCTAGGCCGCGGCCCACAGATCGCCCGGCTCGGCATCCGTGCTCACCAGCGGGATTACCGACTGCCAGAGAGCCTGGGTCGTCTTGATGACGTACCTCGCGGCGTCCAGGCTGTCATCGTTCGCCTTGACCGGGCGTTCCTCGCCCATCAGGGCAGCCTTGTCATCCCAGCAGTAGCCGGCTATCTCCGAGATCAGGCCCTCGCACGAGGAATGCACGCGGAGCCTGTCGATGGCCAGCAGGCTTGCCACGGTCCGGATGCCGTCCATGACGGCGTTGTTCGCGGCGACGGAGTTGACGCCGTCACGGGCAAGCTGCTGGCGGAAGGACGCCGCGGACGGGTCCACAATCCACCACTGCGGCTCGGGGCCGCGCAGCTGCGATGCCGGGATCGGGACCTGCATGCGCCAGCGCCGCACCTCGGCGGACAGTTCCACGTCGGTCAGCTGGCGGTGCGCTATCTCCGAGTCGAAGCGGTATTCCGAGACGAGGTAGAGGACGCCGTCCACGCCGAGGCCGAGCATGAGCGCGGCGAAAGGGTGGTTCTGGCCGTGGTCAACGCCGACGCCGAGCCAGCGGGAGATGGGCGGCATGATGTGGATGACGTGACGGTCAGGGTCCCAGCCCGAGTAGATGCTGCCCTGCGCCTGGACCCACTCGCCTAGGACGAAACGGCGGTACAGGAGACCTGTGTTCTCGGCCTTGATCGAGTCCTTGTACTCATCCGTCAGCGAGGGGTTGTCGTCCAGGCCGAAGTGCCAGGACCGCAGGTTCATCCCCGGCGCATCACCGCGCAGCAGGAACTTCTTGCGAAGCCAGTGGCTCGGCCCGTCGGCGTTGGTCGTAGCAAAAAGCTTCGCCCCGGGCACGCTCATCCGGTTGAGGAGCTGCACGAAGTAGCCCTCGGGCAGCAGTGTCGCCTCATCAACGAGGGCGCCCGCGCAGGTCATGCCCCGCAGCTTGGATTCGGACTTGGCGTCGTTGGCGCCGAGGATGTGCACGCGGCGGTCGAAGATCTTCCCCGAGGGAGCACCCGGCGTGTAGTGCACCTGGGAGGCCAGCGAGCCGAACAGCGCCGGATCCTGCATCGGCAGGATGATGTTCCGGTAGACCGTGTCCTTCGTCTTCCCGGTCATGATCAGCTCACCGGAGGGCGGCGCGTTCCTGACGAAGTGCAGCCAGCGGAACATGGACGGCAGCGTCTTGCCGGCCCGGACCGCGCCCTCGGCGAGATTGATGCGGGCCGTGGAGTTGACCATCCAGTCAAGCTGGCGTGCGCCGAACCTCCTGGCCACTTCCTGCCAGGCGTCCACTACCCCGCCTTATTCAGCTGCCTGCTCGCCTCGGCCGCCACGGTCATGAAGTCATCCAGCAGGGACTTCGCGGCCTCCACGCCCTCGTCAGGCGCGGCGAGCTCGCGGGCCTTGTCCGAGCAGATGCCGAGGATGATGCCGCGGGCGTGCGGCGAGACCTTGCCCCAGTCGTGATCCGCGGCCTCGAAGCTGTCCATCACGTCTGAGGCGATCTTGGCGTGCCGGGCAGCGAGCGCCGCGAGCGTTGCCTGATGGTCGGCAGCCTTGGCCTCGGTTGCCTTTTTGGTATGCGACCGGTCGAAGGCGTCCTTCATCCCGGCTTCGCCTGCGAGCTTCGTGACGGAGCTCGGGCTCACGTCGTGGTCGCGGGCGATGGCGTTGCGGGCCTTGCCTGCGCGCACCTCTGTGAGGATCGCTTCCCGCTTGGAGGCGGCCAGCCGCTTAGGCATCTGCGGCCTCCCTGCGGTCAGGCGGTCAGGGAGGTGACGTGCTGACGCTGGCGTGGCCTGGACATGACCGAGGCGACTTCGCCTGCGTCGTAGAGTTCCTGGCCGTCCTCGGTGAGCCCGCGGCGGGCGAGGTAGCCACGCCTGCGCCACTGGTAGACGGTCCGCTGGCGGATGCCGTAGAGCTCGGACAGCTGCGCTGCGGTGAGGAGTGGCCTGCCATCCTCGGATACGTAGCGAGTGTCCAGGGAGTTCACCCCCCGGACAGCAAGAAGCCCCGGCATCTGAGCCGGGGCAGACCTCTTCCGCTGGCGTCACTGTATACAGAAGGGTCCTGAGGGTCAAACGGCCACCCCCGTGACCTGCGAAGCGGGGGCCTTTGAGTGCCGCCGCGCCGCCCGCACGGCATCCCCGTAGCGATACATCGGGCGACCGTCATGAGCCAGACCTGCGCGTCCAAGATGCCCCCTGTTCACCCATTGCTGGAGGGTACGAAGTGCGATACCGATGGCTGCCGACGCCTCGCGGGCGGTCAGCATGGTGTCGTCAGGGATTTTCAGGTCAAGGGGGGACGGTCGCTCCTGCAAGGTCATCCCCACAGCCGCAATGTGGCCCAGCAGTGGCTCCCGGGCGTAAAACCACTCTCCGTGCGCACGGAGAGTGCGGAACTGGGCGTGGCGGGCACGCTCTACTTCGATGCCGCCCGGTTCGACGGCCATGACCTCATCGTGTGGGATGTCTTCGAGCCGCCCGGTAAGACTGCCCGTCCACCCGATCTTGATCAGATCGCGGAATCGCAGGTAGTAGGTCACCGGGCGATGGAGGGCCGCGAGTTCCTGGCGCAGGGCGACCACCTCGGCAGCGGGCATGTCATCGTCCGACCTGTCTAGATGCCAGTGGTCGCGCAACTCGCGGACGTGATCGGCGCACAGGTCCACGGGGAGTCCTGCAACGGGGACCGACCGGCAGCGCTGGTCACCCCGGTAGCCCCCGCACTGCCTGATCTCCTGGAACGTGGCCACCACTCGCGCACCGCACCCGCAGCGATACACGCCACGGCCGCGCAGGGCATCAGGGGTCATCTCGCGGCCACAGCCGCACCGCAGGCTAAGATCGTTCATGTTGCTGCTCCTGGTTAGCGCCTAGCAGTGACATTGCCTCCGCGCCTGTTTGCCCAGGTGCGGAGGTACTTTGCATTCTAGCGGATGAGGCGTG